CAGCAAGCAGCGGCAGCGGCAGCGGCAGCAAGCAGCGGCAGCGGCAGCGGCAGCAAGCAGCGGCAGCGGCAGCGGCAGCAAGCAGCGGCAGCGGCAGCACAAAGTGTCATGGCTAGTAGCCAAAAGCCACCAAATCCATCGTGCCACTGGCAAAGTTGGTATTCGAGGCAGTCTCCACCAGCGGACCAGTCGTGCTGTTCTGTGAAAGCGACTTGAGATACCACGGGTTCGACGCAGCCGGACCTTTCGTGGTCGGCTCAACCGCCGCCCAGTCATACCCTCCAGGCGTTCCCGAGGCAATCGAACTGAAGCCAACCGCAAACAGTCCACGAATCGAGGACAGCCCGAAGTTGGCCGGATAGACGGCATAACCGCCGGTAGCATAATCCGACGCGCTGAATGAGGCTCGTGCCTGCACGAGTTCCCCTGATGGCCCAAGGTTCTGCCGGGAATCGTTATCTATAGTCCACGTAATCGACATTGGTTATCTCCTTCCTTCCTGACTGCTTCGAGTCCGTGGATTGGTTAGCTGCCCCAGAACGTTGTGAATCCGCCCACCAGCACGTCAACGAGAGAAGCAGCAGAGGCATGGAGCTGAACGCCCAGAACCCTGCCGCTGGCTTGAAGGGTAGTGTTGGAGGTGGAGGTCCACGAGCCGGTGGTCAGTCCTTGGATCACGTTGCCGGCAGCGTCCGATCCAAGAGTCGAAGGAACCAAGGCGCTCGGCAGGAATCCGCCGACCTGAATCCAGCAGTAGGACTGGGAGAGTTGCGCGTACCACTGCGCGCCGGTCAGTGAGGTTCCCAAGGACGTGGTGTTCGGCATCAGGTAGCCCGCCACCATCGCGCCGCCCGTGGTGAAATAGGCATCGGCAGCGTTGCCTGTGACCGTGGTGAAGGACTCGTCGATGTAGTAGACGGGAGCAGGAGCCGCCTGCACCGTGCCGGTCAGGGCCGAAGCATCATAGAAGTAGACGTACTTGTAGATGCCCGGCGCGCCGTAGCCGGAAGTCGAGGAACCGGCGGTCGTCGAGAAGACGGGAGTAGAACTCGATGCCGAGGAGTAAGTCCCAGGCGGAGGCGAGTAGACCGATCCCAGAGCGTTCTTCGCCGTGGAGTCGAGCTGCGTGGTCGGATTGTTGAAGCGGACGTAAGGTGTGTACATGATTGACTTCCTCCGTGCGAGCAGAGTTTGCTGACCTGCGCGCTGCCCGGAATTAAGGACGCCGGGCCGACCTGTTGCGTTACGGAGGCAGTCAGTCAGATGCGTGGCTGCCCCTTGGCTGGGCCAACGTTAGGTATTCAGAACGTTGACCAGGACTCCGCTGACACGCGGCTGGGCGTTGACAATATCGCCGAGGAACACGGTCTGTCCGGCACCGTCGAGCGAGTCGGGCAGTTCCTTGAACCCGGTGAACCCGAACTGGAAGAGCTTGTCCTCGGTCGTGTAGCACTGGAGGAACTCGTCGCGGTTCAGGAAGACATCCCCGGACGGAACATACTGATCGACCAGCAGCCGCTTGTTGCCATAGAACTTCAGGCTGGTCGCGCCGAACGAAATCACGCCCGGATCGTCGTCCATCACGCGCTGCGCCGGGAACATCCTCAACCACATCGTGTCCCAGATAGCCTGCGTCATGAAGGCCAGGTTCGGCTGGGTGTTGCCGAAGGAGGCTTGACCGAAGGCGTACTGGAGGATTTGCGTGGAGAGAGGAGTGTTCAGCGACTGGTAGTAGCCGGAGATGCCGGCGTTGGCGCCGGTTCCAATGGACGCGCGAGCAAGGCCGCCGTACTGCGTGTAGTTCGCTCCCGAGTCGTTGGCCGCGAGCAGACCGTCCAACGCGTTGACTCCGCTGACGGTCCCCTGTCCATCGCGGAAGGTGTCCTGCGCGAGATACTGCATCATGGACTGGTAGAGGTTCGTCACCTTTACCTGAACGTAACTCATCGCGGCCTGGCTGCCTTGGTTCAAGGCGATCCGCTGCCGACTGAGCGTGACGTTGGTGTAGTATTCCTTGGGCACGAAGATCATCGCCGTGTCGGTCTCGAACGAGGAGATGTCGAAGACACCGCCGTCCACGGTCGGTCCGCCCTTCAAGGGAGCGTACTGGATCGGCACTTGGATCTGGTAGCCCGAGAAGGTCTTGAAGTTGTCCGGGCGGAACAGGATGGGGAAGATCGTCGAGACCTTGAAGTACACGTCCTGGACGCGCGGGACGATCCACTGATAAGTGAACGAAGTTAGGTCCGTGTAAACCTGTTGATTACCTGTAACTGGCATTGTGGATGCCCTCCTTCAAGATGCGGGCCTTGCCCGTCTCGAAAAGAGTCAATCATTTCCAATGCGGAGTGTCAAATTTTTATGGACGAGATTTTTGTTCAGCTACTTTATCCCAACGTTTGCGGCTTCCAATCGGGCCACCAATCCTACCTCCCTTTATGCCTCCCTGCCGTCGACGCTCACGGGCTTCGGGAGATAGCGTTGATGCAACGGCTTTCATCTTCTCCGAAAACTTCCGTCGATACGCTCCATCCCGGTTTGCCCATACAACTGCCATGTGCTTTCCTAGATTCTCCGTAGGAACAGGCCGACGATTTTTGGTTTGCTCTTCTCTTGTCGACCACTTGCAATTTCCGTTAGGAGGTAGACAACGAGGGCACGAATAACCAAGCTCATTGTCCTTACGATCAATACTGAGTTCAGGAGAAGATTTCGGGCCAACGTCCGCAAGAAATTGTTTATAGTCCTTACGCCAATGTACACAGACCTCGATGCCTCTTCCTCCATAGTTCTTGTATGCAGCGTGCTGTAAGTTGTAACAGCGCTGCTTTATATTGATCCATGCACGATATTCTGGGGGCCAGTGTTTTGTGTTTGAACTACCTTTAAGGTCATGCGAGAGTATATTAGCTCGACGACGCTCCCAAAGACGTACTGATGCCTCCCGCTTCATACAGCCGCAACTAGGTGCCTTTCCATGCACGAGGATAGTTGCTACAGCCACGCGACTACCACCACAATCGCACTTACAAAGCCACGTGGATTGTGAATTAGGCCGTCCATGCTTGGTCTTTGCGTCGACCATCTTGACTACAACTAATCGCCCAAATCGTTGACCTGCAAGGTCTAAATAATGATCCAAAGGAGTGTTGCCCATACGTTCATATTAGGCTAGTAAGGAAGATAGATCAAGCATTTTTGTTGAATAAAAAGGACGACCCGGAAGCCGTCCTTTGGCAAGATAATTGATCTGTCCTATCTGCTCTACCCCATCTACTGCGTCCACCCCTGCCGCATCGACGCGAACGCCTGCGCGGCCTTGTCCACGTCAGCACTCGGCGCAGCAGTGCCCGCAGGAGAGATGACCTTCAGGTTGTAATCAACAAAATTCGGGGCCATCGGATTGCCGACTCCGGGGACGGCGGAACCGGGAACGGCCGAGGTGGCCGCGGCTTCCAGTCCAGCCTTCACGCCGTCTGCAATCCGCTTCTCGACGCGCTTCTCTCCCACAAAGGCGTCATAGGTTTCCTGCAGCCGGTTCCCGTGCTTCGGTCCTTCTGCCGCGTAGTAGGTCTTGAACGCAGCTGAGTCCAGAGGTTCGCCGAATTCGCGCAGGTGGGACTCGCGGATGGCGGAGATGGTGTCGGAGATTTCCGCCCCGGCGCCAATCACATTGGCGCGCTCGGCTTCAAATTTGGCCTGCGCCTTCTTCTCGGCGAGGGTCTCGACGGCGGTCGTGAATTCAGGAGAGGTGTAGACGGACTTGATGCGCTCGTTCAGGAGAGCAGAGATTTGGTCGAGTCCGAGGCCGATGGACTGAGGGGAAGCGGACGGAGGAGTTGCCGGAGTCGTAGGCGTTGTAGGAGTGGTTGTGGTCGTTCCGGATGCCACCGCTGCCGCCATCTTCACTGGGTCTCCGCCGACAAACGCATCGTAGACGGTCTTCTGGCTGACAAGGACAGAGGCTGCGTTGGGATTGCGGGTCAGCAGGTCACGCATCGCCGGTCGGTCGGTTTCTGCGAGGGTGTTAAGCAAATCGTCGAGTTCGTTGGTAATGTCAGGCATGATGGTTCATCTCCTTGGGGTTGGGTTGGGTTGAGTTGGTCGTCAGCAAGTTGGAATCAGGTCAGGCTACGCGCCGGTTCCAGGGACGCCGCCCGGCGAGACTGGAGGTGGGGAGGCAGCGGCACCGACTGGCTGGCTGGTTCCCGCTCCGGCTCCGGCCCCTGCTCCCGCCTTCCCGTCGCCGAGATCCGTGTCCTCGTCCCCACCCTCGCCTTCCTCTCCCTCGAAAACTTCATTGCGAAGGTCTTTCAAGGACTGCGCCACGGACTTGATCTTCTTCTCGACCGAAATTCCGTTCGGCTTCAGCTTCTCCATCTTGTCGAAGATGGTCAGGAGCTTCTCGATGGCCTTGCGGAATTTGGCGGTGTCTTCAGCGGAGGCTTGCTGGCCGGGAGCGGCGGCGGGTTGGGCGGTCGCAGCCTGGGCATAGAAATTGGGCGGAGCCGTCGGAGTGGTCTGCGAAGCGGCGAGGGAAGAGGAAGGCAGAGGGGAAGTTGCCATGAGAGGTTAGGCTCCTTTCTGCCTCGGTTAGAGGTTCTTCTCGGCGGCCACGATGGAATCGCGGATATGCTCGCCAGTGCGCTCGCCGGTAACGGAGGTTGCCGCGTCGGTCGAGCCGGCCAGGATGCCGATGGCCACGTAATCGCCCTTCTTCATCTTGGGCTGGGGGATCGGCTTGCCGTAGGAAAGTTCCAGATCGCTCTCGTCGCGGACTACTGCGGTGCCGGTAGCGCGGGTCTTGTCAGTCGGGTTGGGCATGAGATTTGCTCTCCTTCAAATGGTAGTGCTGTAAAAGTTCCGGTGGCCGGTTGCCCAGCCACCGTAGTTGACCCCTCATCGGGGCGCTGGAGACTAGGCGCGCTTGTGGCTGCGCTTTGCCTCACGTTTCGCGGATCGCTTGTGTTTGCGACGGGCCATGATGAGTCCTCCTCTCGTGGAGATACGGGGTTTTGGTAACGGTGCCCTCCACCATCGGACGGGCGGTGAAGCCTGTCGAGGATTGTTTATACCAAGTCATTCGGAAGCGCAAGTTTCTGAGGAGTCAGAGGCCGCGGAATCCGGTCCGCCGCGCGTGCATACGATTGGACTGCCGGGCGGCGCGGCGCAGGGAGAGAGGACGGCGAGAGAGAAGAGCGCGGACCGGCTTGCGCGAGTTGGCGCGGGATTTAGGATTGCGGCGAAGGAGGTTCATCACTTCCTCCCTCCCGTCTTTCCTTTGCCTGCACTCATAATCGCGCCAATCGCGGCCTTCTGCAACGCCTCCTGCTGCAATTCAGCCAAGTTCTCGTCGATGTCGAGGTTGGCTCCAGCCTTATTGAGGAGACGTAAAACATTCTTCGTGGAAATAAGTCCCTGTCTGTTAAGAACAATCGCTGCTTGGAGCCTAGTCTCGTTGTCGAACGAGAGCGCACTGCCCGGCCTGACCGAGAACTGGAACTTCCTGACGAACTTCTCCGGCGCCATCCCTTTCTGCATCAGCGAGCCATAGAGAGGAGAGAAGTCCCACTGACTCGTTCCCTTGTCGCCGAGGATGGCTTGGCGGTGTCCGAGCGAGTAGAACTGGAGCATATTGCTGACAACCATCTGTCCGCAGCGATTCATAAAGTTCTCAAGCCGTCTCCCCATCAACCTGACCATTGACGAGCGTGAATTCTGAATCATCTCCATCGTGTCGTGGGAAGGAATTTGTTCCTTCTGCGCCGCGGCGTCAATGGCCGCCGAGCCGGTCGTCTGGTCCATCTCGCGCATCGTCCGGTCGTAGATCGTGAGAGCTTGCGCAGGGAATTGGGGCTGGTCGCGGAACTTCGGCTGCTGGCCGCCGGAGCGAAGAGGATTGTATTCGACCTTGCCGCCAGAGATCGTGGTGGAGAGATTGTCCAAGTCAGCTCGGCTGATCGCGTCGGTCGGGGTAATGATCGTAGGAATCAGGCCAGCCTTGATGGTTTCCAACATCCCGGCCATCAGGCGGTTCAGGATGTCCTGCGGACCGATCAGGTTGCCGGTCAGCGACATCGAGGAGGGGGATTGCCAGGGGGTACGGAGCGGGAGGAACTCGACGTAGGGACCGGGACCGAGATTATGGAAGTAAGGATTGCAGGTGTCTTCCATCACGCGACCACCAGCCACGGAAAAGGCCCGACCACGAGGGAAGAGAGGACAGCCAGGTTCCACGAGGTAGGACCAGTTGGCGTAGCCGACTTCACCAGATTTGCTGCGGACGGTGGCGCCGACGCGGACGGTGCGGGAGGTTGCGTTGATAGCAGGATCTCGTAGCCAGTAGATTCGCTCATCGACAGTAGGGTAGAGAAGGTCGGACTGGCTGGACATTCCTTTCGATCCGGCGACCTGCGAGATGACTGACTGCATTTGGGGAGAGTATTTTCCCCACTGCTCCGAGGAGACGCCGCTGGGCCGCATCGGGCGGAGGGAAGAGGAAGACAGGTCGGCATCGGGCTTGATGAGCCGGGCGACTTCGCCATAGCGCCGGACCAGCGATTCGATGGTCACGTTCCGGCACTCGATCAGGCATTCGCATTCGGGGATCGGAGTAGAAGGACCGTCGGCACCAAGTTTATAGAATCGCAGCGGGTTGATCGAGAGAAGCTCCGTGTCGCCGAGGCCGCCGGAGAGGTGCCGGTTCCACTGGACCTTGCCGACGCCGTAGGCCAGAAGTCCGAAGCCAACGATGTCTTGGGAGGCGTCGTGATAGGAAGGGTTCATGGCCCAGGGTTCGAGCAGGTCGGCAATAAGGCGCTGCGTTTCGGAGTAACCGTCCTCGGTGTCCCAGCATTTGATTTGGGGTTCGGGCTTGCCGTCGGTCAGGAGGGAGACCAGCTCCCAGTATTGCCGGAACATCCGGTTGGTCACGGGGCGGGAGTTGCCGTAGGCGGTAGGACGCGCCGGCCACTGGCTGCCGGAGAGATATTGAATGATGCGCGGGATGAGAGAGGAGGTGGGAGAGGAGGCCGCGCGCTCACGGGCCTGAGAGTAGGCGCGGTCGGCCCATGCGATTACGTCGGCTTCGAGTCGCTCCCAAGGGAGGGGGATGTCCGGTCGGCCTGAGTAGGAAGGGACAGAAGGGCGAAGAGGTGGCCGGTTGGTAGGGGAGAGCGAGGTGGGCTGCGTGGCCATCGGCGGCAGTATAGAGCAGGGGGAACGGTAAGGGAAGGAGAATCAGTCGAGTTAGCCAAGTCAGCGCAAGTTCGCCGGCAAGTTCGTCGTCACGAACGCCGGTCGACTGTCCGCTGCCGGAGCCGCACCAGCCGGGAAGGAGAACTGGCCGGCCGGACTGGCCATCGGGTCCGACCCGTCCGCCGGGACAAGGAGGCCGCTGCCGTCTTCTCGAAGTTGCGCGAACTGGGCATGAGGTGGCGCGATAACATTCCCCTGTGCGTCCACGGGAGGGGCCAGGTTGTCGGCGGAGGGTTCAGACGGGCTGGCTGACTGGCCGGGCTGGCTGACCAACTGCGGCATTGCCATCCCCAACCCCCCGAAGAATTGCCGCAAGGTCTCCTCCTTCAGTCTCATCGCCGCGTTCTGTTCGCGCAGTTCCTTGACTTCCTTGGCGAGGGCGAGGACTTCTCGGCCCTTCCTGACCCCGATACTGGCCATCTCGCGCGCGTAGTCGCCTTCAATCAGAACGGCGTCCGGGTCGGCCAGTGCCGTGACAGCGGAATGAAGAGTGGTCAGCAGGTTGGAAGGGAATTTGGACTGGAGAGCCGCAATGACTTCAGGATGGAGCCAGAGAGGGAGGGTCTGCGTCCCGGCTGGCTGCTTCTCGACGAACTCAACCTTGTCCATGCGCGGACGCAGCCGCATCAGCGAATCGTAAGAGTACACCCGCTTGCAGGACTGGCACTCCATCAACATCCCTTCCTGCTTGGCGGCCATTTTGCGAACGAGACGAGCGGGGGTGCCTGCACGGTCGCAAGATGGGCACCAGTACCCGGTCAGACCTGATTGAGACGACATGAGAGAACGCTCCTTGGGCTGTCAGAATTATACGACTAAAACATCTCGCTCCAATCACCTAAATCCCCGCTTCCCAAATCGCCCAGACTGGAATCCCATTGCGCCGCGTCCGCTCCCGGGCTGGCCGCGCCGAACGATCCTCCCCGATTGAACATCCCTTCCAGCCGACCAGTAGCCGCAGCGAATTGGGTAACGATGGCCGGAGTAATCTCCCGGTCGGCCATTCCTCCGGCGTAGAGTTCGTTCTCCAGACCGCGGCCATGATGGATGACGGAGAAGGCGGTGTTAGCCTTGCTGACTCTGATCGGACGGATCAGCCAGCCTGGATTCTGCGCACAGTCCTGCTCGGCCTCGGTCAGGGTGCGACGCTGGTGGCGCAGCCGGAACAGTGGATCGTAGACGCCGTAGAGGACCGCGCCGACGGGGGGATGGAGAGCGCGAACGAGGGAAGAGGAAGAGGGAGCAGAATCCGCCGCCGCCCGGCGCAGTTCCGGCATCGTCTCGCGCAGACAATAATGCGCGATGCAGGTCGCGACGGCAGCGTCATCGTGTCCGCCCAGCCCGGCGAAGGAAGTCCCGTCCTTGATGCAGCGGCGCAGTTCGTCAAGAAGGTACTGGCTGCGGATTACGATGCTGTCTTCCAAAAGCGATTCAGTCATGCGCGTCAGCAGGTAGGGCTTAGTCTTCGAGGTTGTCATCCAGTGGAACCAGGTTGTAAGCTGGCTGCCGATTGCCTTGTCCGGGCGGCGCGGGCGGTAGAGCTTGGGATATTCCAGATCGAGGGTCAGCGCATTGGCGCAGGCCATCCCCTCGCGCGCATATTCGACAGCCACTTCGGATTGATTGAACCAGAATCCCAGTGCATAGATAATCTTGCTGAAGGCCAGAGGAGCCTCATAGCCGACCCACTCGCCGACCTGTACGTCCGGCTCCATCATGTAGCCAGCTTTGAAGATTTCAATGACGGAGAAGTCGCCGCCGAGGATGCCGTCGCCTACGTCACAATTATGGGTGGAAATCAGGCCAGCACAGTAAGAATGTGTTTCCGTCTCAAAATTGTTGACATATCCATCGTAATGTTCTCTTACTATCTTCTGGACACGGCTATAAATAAACCTTCCTGTATTATGCGTGTATCTATCGCAGGCATTTCTATTAATTCGAGAGTATTCATTGCCTTCCCATAAATCGAGCAGGTTCTTTGCATGAGCTGAGTTCAGCCGAATCTGATATGTTCTTTTTGTTTTATGGGGTTTCCCGTTGAAAATGGTAATCCCCTCCTCCCGCAGAATGTTTCCAGCACCATTACAACCAACGCCAAAAAGCAAATCTTGCATACCCGCCATAAGATCATAAGAGATGGACGTGAAGCCCATCGCCTGATATGACTTTCGTTTCGGGTCTTTGCTTACGCAGTTAACCATGCCCCCATCGGAATCAAAATATCCTTGCAGCAGAGCCAGTCGATGATCCTTTGGCAAACGATGTACCCATTCTGCAACCCTCTTTCCTCCAGCGTACTTGCCAAAATTCTCTGTCAAAAATCTAGCCCATTGCACAGAATCCCAACTAACTTCAATACAGCCCTCATAAGGCTTCTCCCGAAAGCGAGGAGTTCTGCCAGTAAGCCTCTGAACCACGCTTCTAACCTTCTCGGCTATGTGCATCTCCTTTTTAAGATTAAGAGCAATACTGATAGATGCCATCCTGTCTTTCTCTCTAGCCCATCCATCTCCCAGCCAGATACCTACCAGCCACCAAAAGTCCACGTTCCAGAGAATTGCAGGGTCAACTCTAAAATCAATTCGCACCGCGTCTTCAGGCCATTTGTCCATAAGTTCTCTTCCCCCCATTGGCCTACGCCGTGGCACTGGAAGCCTCATCCAATCCCCCTCTATCACTTCCCCTGCTTTTATCCACCGCCCAGAGTTTTCATCATGGGGGTCGCATACAAAAACAGGATGCTCCGGTGTTAAACGTGTTGGCAGAATAGCCCCATAAGGGCGGATGGATAAAATGTCGCCAACATAACGCCGTCGCATCCGTTCCTCAACCTTAACGAATTGCCCTTCCTTGTCCAACAGCAAATCATCATCCTCAACCTCCTCGATTGGTTTATGCCCATTAGCCGTTCTTACCAGCTCGCCATCAGGCAGACATCCCACGTAGTATTGCGCCGTAGGGTCGGGCTGCTCCCAGAGATAAAGCCGGTTAGTCAGTTCCCTCTTCTCCAAGGCAACGTCCGTGCGATACTTTCCAGTCGCCGGATCAATCATGTGGTTGAGCAGGATTTTCGGCACCGCGCCCCGGCCTTGGAAGAGGATCTCGCCGACCCATTCCGGCTTGCAGACGTTCTTCTGCTGCTGCTCGTCGAGTTTGTGTCGGGGGAAGGCGCCTTGGCCGGAGGACTGGTATGCTTCTTGGGGGGTAATAGGGTAGGACTCCATGTGCGCGTAGACGAATCCGGTTCGCGCTATAGACCGTTTCAGACCGCGCCTCCTCCAGTTCCAGAACTCACGGGGAATATCGTAACCTTCCTCGCGCTTGACTTTCTCGGTAAAGGACTGTTCAGCAGGGGTAAGAGTAAAAGGCTCCTCGGAATGTTTAACCGGGCGGCGGCGGCGCGTATCTTGGTAAGCAGCAAGGAAGACTGGCGTCCAGTCCGAATCTCCCGCCATCGCCTCTTCCCACAGGTTGTAGAAGAATCCTTCATTCCCCCAGGCAGTTGATTCCATAAAGGCAATAGTGTCCGGCGCGTTCATGGACGGCTCAATGTCGCCCGTATAGACCTCGCCGTCCGGCCAGCGCGAGACTTCCGAGCCGTGCATCGTGCGGACGGTACGGCCAATAGCAACACCAGTAGTGCGCATCGCATGAGTCGTTACGAAGACGGAGCCGAGGCCAGGGTCCACCGACCGCAGTGCATCTTTCCGTCCAAGTTCGATGTACTCACCCTTGGTAAAATAGAGACGTTCCGGTTGAATCCACCAAGGCAGGTGCGAATAAGCCAAGTTGATCTTGCGCTGCATGAACGCACCTTGGGATGGGTCTTGCGCGACGGAGATGGTGTAGGCGTGAGGAAGGAAGAAGGTGCGCCAGCAAATGACCCCGTTGCAGTATTCAGTCATGCCCGACTGCCGTTCCTTGAGGATAATAATGCGGGCCTGACCGTCTTCTGCGAGAAGTTTAGTCAGAACATCATCCACCATAGTCTGATGGTCACGAAAGGGATGAACGCAAGTCAGGATGCCGACTTCAGGCTGGATGGTATGGTAGTTCTGCAGATAGTAAACTCGGTTGCTGATACAGCGCGTAATCTCATCCTGCACGAACTGGTGTTCTACAGAAGAGAGAAGGGACCATGCAAGAATACGCTGGTCTTCGGGAGTGGCCTTGGGAAGAGTGCGACGGGCTTGGTGAAGACGCTGATCGAGGGCTTCAATAGCGTCGTTCAGGTACGGGTCTGCACGATGAAGGCGCATGAGAGAAGTTTACTCCTTCTTCAATAGCCCAAGCGCTCCCGCCTGCAACCAGAACCGGAATCCC